GAAAACAATTTTCTTTGCATCTCTAAGTTGATTACTATGAGAAGCAGAGCCATATCTATATGAAGTACGAAATATTTCGCCAATATTAGCGTTCATATTCTTATGATTAATAAGATGTTGTATCTCTCTTGCATAACTAGGTAGCTCATAATACTTTGCTGTAGAGCCGTCTGATTTGCTTGGATCTTTTTTAGTCATTTGATCTCCATTCATTAGGTAATGTGTCTGCGGTATACCAGCGAAATTTCCTAGACTCTGCCCATTCAGAGTGGCTACGCTTAGTACCATCTTTTCTTTTTTTAGCCATTGGCATAGGAAGATCAGGATTATCAAATAAAAATACTAACTCAGTATTAGAAGGTAGTACTTTCTTAATCCATACATACTTAGTGTATTCAGCGTGATCCCAAAATCTTCCTTTAGCTTCAATTAATATTATCTGATCGTCAAACTTTCTAACAAAGTCAGGTTCATAATTGTGTTCAACAACATAGCTAACTTGATCACCATGATGTTGCCAGTGTTTTAGTACTGTACTGTGTAGCTTTCTTTCAAAGCCAGAGTCGTAACCTCCTTTAGATCTTGTAAGTTCAGGAGGACGTTTCTTTCTTTTACGTTGCATTAACTTCTACCTATTTGATCACAGTAAGATTTAACATCTTCTAAAGAAATACAATCAAGATCTGTTGTCTTGCTCATTCGTTTAAGAACAGACTTCATACCTTTAGTAGACATCGTAATAGCATAGTTTCCTTTAGCACTAGCTGCATATTCTGTTTTAGCTACAGATTTTTTTGTTACTTTTTGTGCTTCATTGTCAGAAAGCTGTTCTTTTAAAAGAGCCATTGATAGTTCTTCTGCTTTTTTACTAAGCTTTTTAGCAATCTTAGAATTCATAATGCAATCATCTCTTCTACTTTAGGAAGTACAGCAATTCTTGTAAAGTGACGTAAGCCATTAGCGTACTTAAAAGATCTAAGACCTTGTCCTCCATTAGCATCCTGCCAACACATTGTTTTATGAGGACAGTAAACACAACCAACAGCTAACTTCATGTTACCTGACTTACCTTCAGGAACAGGGAGGTAACATTTTTCAGGAGGGTTATCTTCTTGCAGTACTTTTTTTATGTTTGAAATTCTAGTAACAGGATTAGGTTTTGTAAGATCACCCGGACTGTAATAAGCCAACTCACCTGACTCTTTATTAACTGCTAAGAAACCTCCCTTAGAAGAATCTTCAGCAGCTTCATAGGCAGATAGCTGCATCATGTATCCAAAGGGATCATTTTCATGGAGTGTACCTTCAGCAAACTTTCTAAAGGCAAAGCTTGAAGCAGTCTTTATATCAACTACCTCACCATTAATCTTACAGTCAATGTGTCCTTTGATTCCTTCAAGGTCTACTTCTTTTTGCTCATCAGTTACTTTGTTGTCAGTAATACGAACTAACATAAGAATAATTTCTTCTAGTAAGTGACCATACAGAAACTTAATAAATGTCTGAGGTGTTATTCTTGAAGAACCTTTTGGTTGTTTACTGTCAAACCACATCTGTCTTAATGGTTTACCTATGTTAGACATCCTTACAGAAAACTCAGAGGATGGTTTAGGATTTGACCAGTGTCTAAGCGCATCCTTAATTGCTTCTCCTGTTTTTTCTATTTCTTCTTCTGACAGATTAATAGAGCCATCATTAAGTTTATCTAGTTTATTGTAGATATCTTTTACCAGTAGACTATTCATCAGTGTGTCTCACTCCAGTTGTTACCTACTTTGTATTCACCAGTTAACGGACAGTTAAGCCCTAAAGATATACCTGCATGTGTTATAGCGTTTACTCCTAACTGACCTACAGTGTCTGCTATATCTTCAAACGCTTCTATTTGCCACTCATCATGGACGTTAGCTACAAAATGTGAGTCATAAGAAGATAACGAATTGTTTAAAAGAACTAATGCTTCTTTCATTACAATAGCTCCTGCTCCTTGAAGCAAAGCATTTAAGGCACTGTGTTCACTTCTAATGGTTAACTTTCTACCATCTAGTCCTTTGAGACATCCATTTTTCTCGACAGTTCTTGATACTCTGTTTCTAAGATTTGCAAATGCAGGAAGATTATCGAAGAAAGATTTTCTAAGTTTTGCACCAGTGTCTTTGTTTCCTCCAGCCACTGACCCAAGCTTTTCATCTCCTGCTCCGTACAAAAGCGCATAGATGAATGTCTTTGCCTGATCTCTTGATTCAAGTCCTGCAAGTTTTTGGTTAGCTGTATGGATATCTCCTGAGATAATTTCATTAATGTATTCCTCATCATTCATGTAGTGAGCCAGCATTCTTAACTCAAGACCACTAGCATCTATACCAACTAACTTGTACTTATTAGGTACTCGCCAACAGCTTCTGAAATCTTTACCATAGGGAACAGTTACACTAGGAACTTGTGCCATGTTAGGACTACGATGTGTCATGCGTCCTGTAACAGTACCATTATGAATTACATGACTGTGTACTCTGAACGTAGAAGATTTTGCTACTTTAATCCAAGATTTAAGCTGAGTAATACGCTTCTGTAGTAGAAAGTATTTCTGTATATAGGCAGCTTCTGGTATATCAGTAATAGTCTGAAGTATCTTTTCATTTAAAATGATATTACCTTTCTTAGTAAACTTAGTTGGTTTCCAACCAAAGTCTTTTAAGTATTCAATAAGCTGTTGCCTAGAAGAGATGTTGAGTTGTTTAACTTCTGTTCGGACTACTTGATTATTGTTTGACTTCTGCATTTCAACAAACTCATCATCACTTAATCTTGTGCCTTCTCCATGCTGAGTTATTGCATTCCTTGCAGTACTGCCGTCTTTTTTATACTTAGGATACAACTTAGTTTCTAAAGTCTTAGGTTTAAATACTTCGTTAATACTTTTTTCAGTATCAATAATTTGTTTTTCTAACTCAGCTTCAATAGCTCCCGCTTTATCAAAGTCTAGTAGAAAGCCATAGCGTTCTTGCTCACCTAAGATCTCAGCAACTTGATGCTCTAGTTCAATACACTTTTTACTGAATCCTTTTGCTTCAAGCCTGAGTTGTTGAAACACTTTAGTATTTAACTCAACATCCCTAATACAATACTTCAACATTTGTACTGAGTAGTGACTGTAATCATCAAACTCAATCTTAGGAAAGCCTAAAACCTCACCCCAATCAGCAAGCCTGTGGCCTGACTTACGATCAGCACCAAACAATCTAGAAAGAACTAATGTATCTAAGATCCTTTTGTCTTTTCCAAATTCAGGTAAATTACAAAGCTTTCTAATACAAGGTATATCAAAGGTAAGGATGTTATGACCTATTAAAGTATCAGCTTTATTAAGCATAGCCACTGCCTCATCTACTTCGTGAGGGCCAAAGGAAGTAACTTCTTCAGTGTCAGCATCCTGAACTACAATGCACCATATCTTTGTGTACTTTAAGCCGTCAGTTTCTACATCAAATACTAGCTTACTCATATCAACGACTCCTCATTACTCATTTGTAAATCACTGTCATCACATTCTGTAAGTCTGCCTGTTACTGGATCATAGATAATATGACCTGCCTCTCCTACTTCACCAGAGTATCTGTTCTTTAGTACCCTGAGTCGCGTAGTCCTAGATTGTATTTCATCTTCAGATTGTTGATTACGTTCTAAAGCAAGAACTGAGTCAGCTATTTGAGCAATTACATGAGATCCTCTAAGGTGAGATAGGTTAACTTCTGCCCCATTCTCATGTCCCTTGTTGCCATCAAGCCTTCTCAAGTGAGACACAGTAACAATAGATATGTTTAGTTCTTCACACAGATCCCTGAACTTATGCATGATCTTGTTAATTTCAGCAGTCTCATTGTCTCCACCTGCAGCACTGATCATGTGGATGTGATCTATAAAGATCCACTTACACTCTGAACCTGCTGCCATGAATTTAACTCTATCGGCAATAGCATTGAGATTGTTTTCACCAAAGTGTTCATACACCCATACCCTGTTTTTGTTTACACCTTCAAACAAAGCATCATGCCATTCACTAAGGCGGTCAATATCGTAGGTATCTCTTACACTATCTTTAGATAGACGTTCATTAGCTTCAATAGACATCAGACCATCAATGGTTCGTTCATAGCTTTCTTCAAGCATGACGATACCTATGTTGTCTTCTGTTGTTTTAAGTAAATGGTGTTGTAACTCTCTACATACAGCACTCTTACCTAACCCTGTTCCAGCCGTCAGTATCATTATTTCACCTTGACGTAAGCCTTCTAGCTTTTCATTAAGCCCTTGCCAAGGATAAGGTACAGATAGTTTAGTTGGACGTTCAAGGTAGCGTTCCTTATGATCACTAACAGATACAAGACCACTAGGTGTATAGGTTTTAGCCCCATACCAAGCATCCTTAAATGCTTTTTGTTGTCCTGCCATGAGCATTTCATTGGCATCATTAAAGCCAGAAGGTAACGAGACTATCTTTGTTTTACCTGTCTGAAGAAGCTTGGCTACTTTGTCAGTAGCTTTACGCCCCGGCTCATCCATATCAAAACAAAGGACTACATTGTCAAAAGAGTAAAGGTACTCAAGGTTATTGCGTACTGCTCTTTCTGCATCAGAAGAAGACTTCACTCCTAATACAGCGTAATTACTATCAGTACTGTTTAGCATTTGATAACCAGACATTGCATCTATCTCACCTTCAAACAAAGTAACGAACCTTTGTCCTTGTTCAAATAGTTGCTTGCCAAACAGATCTACCTTTGAAGAACCGTCAGTCCATACAAACTGAAAAGCTTCATTGTTTCTTTTCTTTATAACGTCCCTTATCTTTATAACTTCTTCTTCACCATTGTAGTAAGGGTAGTAATGCTTGATGTCATTACCATGTTCATCCTTTACTACTTTGACATTAAACTTTTTAACAGTTGATAAGGTTAGACTACGTGATTCTATCGCTGATATTTCTCCTCCTTTAGGCTTACTTATTTTTTGTTTAGGTTTAGAAGGAGGTAAGCTACTTATATCTCCTCCCTTTGCCTTGCTGTATTCAGACGGACTAAATTTTGTTTCACATGAAAAACAATAAGCACTTCCATTCATGTACTCTGATAAAGCATCACTGCTATTACAAGAGACACAAGGCAAGTGTTGATTCTTGTATCTTGGTTCGTGAGTTACTTCCATAATATTGTTCCCTGTTTTACTGTTGTTCTGGTTGTGAAATCATTTCCTCAGTAAGATGCTCCTCCCTCAATGTCTTGTAAAAAGCATTGAGAGAGGTTTGAGCTACTAAAGTTTTATCGCCATAGTCTTGAAGTTCTAGCTGAGTTTTTTGTATTACTCGACTTAGACCTCTTATAACCTGTGCTTTTTCTTCAGTAGTTTTAGCGAGGTCATAGGTATTACCTTCAAATAAAATCTTATCTGTCATCAGAAAGCTACCTCATCTTCTGCTACTGTAGGCTCATTCATTTCTACCACTTGAACAGCAACTAACATAGGACGCTTATATCGAGTGGTCTTACCATACTCATAAGCTTTCCACTGAACCTTTACAATACTGCCATTTTCTATTCTGTCTTCAGAAGAAAGTGGATTCTTGTCAATGTCCATGACAGGAGGGGTAGTATTAGGATTACCTTTATAGTCATTAGCCCACTTTACAAAAGTAATAACAGGCTTGTCAGTATAAGAGGCTTTCCCTACTTCCTTCATACCAACATTGAATCCTTCATCCTTAAAAGATTTAAAGGTTTCATTATCTACAGCTAAGTTTATTTCCCACTGGTATTTTCCAGATCCCGGTGACTGCTTTTCATTGAAGTCAGGAACTGCGTCATAGACCTTTGCAAAATAACTACCGCCTTCAATTACATTTGATAAATTAGACATCTGTTTCTCCTTGTTGTGCTATAAAAGTTAAGTACTCTTCGACTAAGTCATAGCCGTTGTGTTCGATACCTTGCCCAAAGATTATTTCAATTGAGTCAGGATCTTCATCACACTGTCTGCTACGGTGAGATAGTTTATCTCTATACATATCTGCACCGTACAGACCTGCGAAATGTTCCCACTGGTCTTTCTTCATGGTAATCATTGTTGATTCTTCTCTAAATAATTAATAAATAAAGGGATGCAAGAGTAAATAAACCTTTCATCTAAAGTTTTAGACTCAAGACCTCTAGTCTTAATGCTTCTGATTTTTCTTTCATTAAAGAATTCAGAAATAACAAAAGAAACAAAGTGTTCTACTACATCTTGATCAGGTAGATTTACTTGAAGTGAGGACGCAAATGCTTGAGCAAAAGCATCCTCAATAAGCATACGCTCATTTGATGTATCCATTAGATGCTCCTAGCTTACGCTGCTTTGAGCAAGGTACAGGCAGATCTTACGTTGTTTGCCCTGTCTACTTTAGTGGATACAAGGTTCTTTTCAGAAGGCTGAGTTGAAGCAGGAGCATGAGTAGCCCAACCTGTCATAGCGTTGTAAGCAGCCCACTCATTAGATCCAAGTGCTTTGACTTCTTCAGTTGTGTAACGCTTCCACATAAACTGCATAGCCTTAGACTTTCTGTAACTAGTAGAATCTAATAGCTCATACAAGCTCAACTGAGGATCTATGTGGAACTTAGCTGCTGCTGCAAATATTTTGAATGCTTCCATGTTAGTAATGGATTGATTCTTCCATGCAGACCACCGTTCTTTTTCAGCTTCAAAGCCTTCAAGTACACCTGCTAGTTTCCTAGCTCCATGTTCAGGCGACATGTTAGGAGTGTGCTTAGTCTTAAACAGACTGAAGTAATCCATTGATACTTGCTTGTTCATACAGATCATACGAATAGCACCTGCCTCTAGTGTAAAGCACCAACTACCATCACCACTGTTTCTGTGGGCTAGTTGTAGGAAAGAGACATCACCATTACCTAAATCTATCTGATGTGCAGGTAAGGTGTAGGTAACTGCGTATCGTCCACCTTCGTGAGACTGCTCAAAATTTCTAGTCATGCCTGTTTTATCAAGAGGTGAATGAGCTAACATAGCTTCAGCAATAACACATCCATCAATTGGTTGGTAATTAATGTTGTAATTACTTTTAACCACATTGATTACTTGATCATTGCGAGTGTTATAAATAACTTTGCGATCAGAACATTCAGTCAATGTCTCTGCACCATCACCTAATTTAAAATGAACAGGTGAAGAAGCATAGATAGGTAATTCATTTTCTAAACTACCTAAACCAAACTTTTCTAGGGGAGCTTTGTTTGAAGTTACTTTTGTATTACGAGGTGAGGTAAAGCTAAGTATGTTACTATTCATAATATTGTTCCTTGTTGTACTATAGTTTTATTAATTCAGTAAAAAGAATTACTGATCTGTAAAGTATGTAAATGATTGTACTGAACAACCACACATAAAAAAAGACTAACTACCTACATTCCATACTCTCTCCATTGTTAGTATTAATAGTGAAGTAATTATGTAGAACTCTGTAGAAATAATGGAGGCATACATAATATAAAGTGCAGGGATTAATACAATTAAGGACTATGAAAGGGTGACTACCACCCACCAACCTTTTCCTTTAGCATTGTATTTTAAGATGTCCCTGCTCACCTTGGAGTATCAAAGGTTGGCTCAATCAGGGTAACCTATAACTTTTACTAAGTGATACTTTATTTTAGCTTTTAGTCCCGGTAAGCGTTGCCCCCAAACAACTTCACTTATTTCTAGATTTTCTGAGTTTATGTTCGGGAGTAATCTAGATTTAGCCTTAACAGCATCAAGAACATCTGTGTCATAACAGTAATATTCTTTTGTTTCAGGGGTATATCTGATAGCTAAATCTATTTGAAAGGAGAATTTCTTTGGTTGTGTTACGTTCTCCTGCAGTAAACAAAAAACATTCTGTATTTGCTCAAGCATCTGTATCTTCCTCTTTCAACAAGAACGCGTTTGCTTCATACACTTCAGCCCATGAAACAGACTCATCAGCACTGTAAACATTTTCTAAATCAGTAAAGTTCTTTACTGTGTATATTAGGCAATCAAAAACTTTGAGTAGTAGTTTTCTATCGTCGGTCACGGTTCGCTCTCCTCTTCATCTATGTCAGGCATTAAAATGTTACCTAACCTAGCTATTAAAGACTCTAAGTGTTCTTTGTCATCAGAGTCTTCAGTATCTAGTTGGATTGTTAAGTTAACTTTCATTAGGTTTATCCATTAGTCCTAGATCAAAACCTAACTGCTCGAAATGTTGTTGCAACACAGGTTCTTTGCGTCTTTTGGCTAGTGCTTTACCATCATCAACAAGTCGATTGAGATCATCCATGATGCTACTGTCAAAGATGTCTGGCTTATGGTGAAGAGGAGCATCAAAGTTTAAGGCTTTTTCAATAGCTTCTTCATCATGTTCAATGAGTTGTTCGTTGCTAGGCATAGATTGTATAAACTCTACATGCTCTTCTTTAGAATGAAAGGTTCTTCTTTTAACCTGCTTGTCTGTAGCAGAATAAGAAATGATGTGAGCAACCTCGATTGGGTATGTCATAGATAGTTCCTTTTATTGAGTAAGTTTTTGATATCCGTAAGCAATTTTTGATACATCTTTACAGAAGTCCTGCTCATGGACTTCAATCTTTCCACCGTTTTCTAAGAACTCTTTTGTCTGTTCGGCAATTCGCGCTGACTCTTTACGCTTGCCTTCAAAATTCTTTCTGGCGACACGTAAACCTTTCTCTGTTACTACTGTGTACTTATCAATTGCTCTCGTTTTAGTTTTTGTCATTACTTTCCTCCTTCATTTTTGCTCGGTAAAGTTTTTGTTTAACTGATACACACATTCCACAAATATACATGCGGCCATCTCTTTTTGTTTTATCTCGTGGGAATCGGGTGATTCGCATTGTTTGTTTACACTTGCAGCAAGTTTTTTCTGTGACATCAAAGTTAGTTCTTGGTGATTGTCTAGTGATAGGTTTACTCCTTTAGTGTTGGTGATAGCTAATATTAGGTACTGATTTATCCCAACACGCTCGACATTCAAGACACTTGTTCTCTTGTTTAGGTGCAGGACAAGTGTATGAATTCACAGGTATAGTCTTGGCGTGAACTGTAGAGGTGTTAGGAAATCTTTTAGGTGCAGGGCCATCTACCATAGCAGCAGACACTCGCACGATTAAGTTAGGTAGTTCTTCAGTATGGTTTGCTACAATCTGTGCTTCTCTTGTAGGTAACCAGTGCATTGTATTAGGTGTAGCTTTGGCAACGTCTACAATCTTTTGAAAGTGATCACTGCTCTGGATGTCTCCACTATCATGCCACCTGAAGTACTTGGCTTTGTTAATTGCCCTTGCCATGTTGGTGACCCAATCAGGTGAGGTTATGGTAGCTAACCTTCTGGCCTGTGCTGCTTTGACTACTGGCATGCCATACATACCTCTGTCATAGGCATAACAATTCTCACAGGTAGAACCTTTCACTTTGTGTAGTCTACCTCCTACCTTACAAGCCTGTGCAGGTAGACCATAGGACTTACAGTTCATTTTAGATGTGTCGGATAACCCACCAACTAACTGTCTTGCTTCAGATACTTTCATTTAATTGTCCTCTGTTGTTCAAGTTTATTGTGAGTAAAAACTATCCTGATAATTCTGTCGCCATTCAGCACCTAGCTCTTCATCGGTATAGTCTGACATGTAGAAACATTCCTTCGCCCCATGTTCAATGGCGTTTTCTTCTTTTACTCTTCTTATCCTTCTACCTAGTTGACCGTCACTCATTGTCCAACCACCACCTAGTAGTTGATAGTGAGTAACCTCAAAGCTTTCCCAATCAATAGGATCATCCTTAAAGTAAGTTTCATAAAACGATTCACTGTTTAGCGGGTAATCTTGTGACATTAGTTATCCTCCATTGACACATTCGTTACAAATTTCTTCTTCATTTAGATCTTCAGGTTTAAAAGTAAACCCACAACTATCACATACCTGATCATTCCAAGGTGCGTTGGGATCTTCTGCTGCACCTGCAGGGTATTCGTATCCAAATCCACTCATTTAGTTACCTCTTATAAGTATCATTTTTCTTCTGTGCAATTCCAAGCCACATACCAGACCACTGCACCATGACAGAATTATCACCAATGCAGGGCTGTACTGTAGTTAGGCTTGTTAAAAAGTGTAATGATCTCCGCAAATCCCAAGATACCCACCAGATGTTTCTGGTCTGCTAATAAGTTCATTGAGGTTAAAGGCAACGGCATATTTGTCTATGCTTGGAATGTGAATTACATTGAAAAAAGCGGGTTGATTAGCAGAAAAATATTCTGCGGCCAATTCAGCTATTTTATGTCCTACCTTTTCAGCCGCTTCTTCAGTTTTGTAGAGTTTACAAGGGGTCTTGGTCTCTTGAAGTCTATCAGTAATTCTTTCTAATACTGTTTGTTGTCGCATTTTTTCTCCTTATTGATTAATTAAAAGAATTATCGCTAGTTAATTTCAGCCACAAAAATACACCCACAATCTGCAAAAATTATGGATATAAAGTGGAAGTATAGTGGGGTGGCAGGACACTCCCTTTTCCCTTTTCGAGGGATCGATAAAAGGTATTCCAACTATGGAATTAAGGGAGGTATCCTGCCAAGAGTATTATAGTAAACCTTTGAACAAGGTTCACGCAGTTGTCGTTTTTCTTTCGCTATCGAATCGAATAGTTACCTTTAAACCATCCCGAATGGAGCAGTATTTGCCATCGTTTGGATCTCTAGGAAAGGTTTTTATTATAAAATCTTTACCATCAACCCAATCTTTTTTGGCTGCTTTAGCAGTTTTATAGTCTCTGCCAAATGCAGGTACAACGGTGTAATCAATCATTAC